GATCATCCGGAAATCATGTATCAAGCGGACAACAATCCCAATAGTCGCTACAAGGACAACATTGAGATTGGCGGTCTGTTGCTTTGTAAGGCTCCTGAAGAGATGGTTAATTCCCGTCGTGAATACTACGAGGATATGAACAAGCGTCAGATGGAGTCGGTCGATAATAATTTTTTGCGCGAGAAAGATCAGCGGTCGAATATGTCCATGTTTGCGGACAGAAAATCAACCACGACTTTTGGACGCGGTAAATAACTAGGAGAAATCAATGGCTTATCCAACTGTCTCAGCCCCCTACGGGCTAAAGCCGGTTAACCTGCAAGGTGGGCGGGTATACTCGGGTTCGACCCGTATGTTCCCTATCCTTAGCGGTTACGGCACAAGTTTATATAACGGCGACGTAGTGCAGATTGGCGCGACAACCAGTACTCAGGTTGGTACGTTAATTGCTTCGGGGTTCAGTTTTAACGATAGCGCGGCTATTGCCGGTACGATTGGTGTGTTTGTAGGCTGCGAATATAGTTTAACAAACGGCCCTATCTATGGTAAAAACCGTTGGCAGTATTGGGCGGCTAGCACGGCTGCTCCCGACGCCGTAGGTTATGTGGTAGACGATCCAAATGCTTACTTCCGCACGGCGGTAGTTTCGGGCGGCGCTATTAACGGCGCTACTATTCAGTACGTTAATCAGGCGTATACGGGCGCTAACTGCTACTACATCCCCGGCGCAGGTTCGGCTACTACGGGCGATTCAACGGCGGCTGTGGCAATCAGTGCTTCGGCTACCGGTACGTCGGCTATTAACCCGCTTACTACCACTGCCCCATTCCGTATTATTCAAGTAGTTCCGGATACGGCAGTAACGGTAACTCAAACCGCAACTTCTAGTAGCTCGACGATTACGTTATCAGCTTCTAACTCAGCGATTCTTCCGGGTATGGCTATTAGCGGCCCCGGTATTACGGTGGGTAGTAACACTTACGTTACGACAGTTAACGGCACGACGGTTACGCTTAACAAGGCTGTAACTACGGCTCAATCATCGTCAACCACATTCTCGTTCACCGGTTATCCTGAAGTAATTGTGGGCTGGAACTACGGTTATCACAGTTATCTCAACGCTACTGGCGTCTAAGGAGTAATTAACAATGGCAATTTCACGCGCACAACTCCTTAAGGAACTACTCCCCGGTCTGAACGCTTTGTTCGGTCTTGAGTATGCTTCTTACGGTGAGGAACATAAGGAACTTTTCGAGGTCGAGACCTCTGAGCGTTCGTTTGAAGAAGAGACTAAACTCTCCGGCTTCAACGCGGCTCCGGTTAAGAACGAAGGTCAGGCAATTGCGTATGACAACGCACAGGAAGCTTGGACTGCTCGTTATAACCACGAGACGATTGCTCTGGGCTTTTCGATCACTGAAGAAGCGATTGAGGACAATTTGTACGACTCGCTGTCAAAGCGATATACCAAAGCACTCGCCCGTGCGATGGCGTACACCAAGCAGTACAAGGCTGCTGCGGTCATTAACAACGGTTTCAACTCCGCTTTTTCAGGCGGTGATGGTGTATCGTTGTTCTCGTCGGCACATCCCTTGGTTAACGGTGGTACGAACAGCAACACCTTCTCGACCAGCCCTGACCTGAATGAGACTTCGTTGGAAGCCGCTACCATTCAGATCGCTGCATGGACTGACGAGCGTGGTCTGTTGATCGCTGCCAAGCCACGTAAGCTGGTTGTCCCCCCCAATCAGATGTTCGTTGCTAAGCGTTTGCTAGATACCGAACTGCGTGTCGGTACGTCGGACAACGACATCAACGCTCTGAAGTCGATGGGTACGATCTCTGAAGGGTTCAAGGTTAACCACTTCTTGACCGACACTCACGGCTATTACATTATGACGGACGTTCCGAACGGCCTGAAGATGTTCGAGCGTGTGGCGCTTCAGAACTCGATGGACGGTGACTTCGATACGGGCAACGTGCGTTACAAGAGCCGCGAGCGTTATAGCTTCGGTTGGAGTGACCCACTGGGCGTATTCGGCGTAGCTTAATGTTGAGGGGGGTGTAACAGCCCCCTTTTTCTAGGGTTTTGAGTCTTACGAACCGGCCTAGCGGACGTTGCAGAGATCGTAAGGCGACGATATATGACCCCCTGCAAGGGGTAGGAGAATAATTATGGGCTTACAAACTCACCTTGGCCCCCAACTACTGGGTACGATCAAGAACAATAATCCAACTGTTGTTACAACCAACAGTCCAACTTCTACGGCGTGGCCTTCATTTTTGGGTACTACTCCCGCTAATGGCATCCGTAATTTAGGTGTAGGCGACGGCACTCAATTTGGCTCGTTTGTTGTTGGATCTTCGTCATTTCCCACCGCGCAAACAGGTGTGACCGTTCCTTCAGGAACTGCGGCTTCTGCTTATACGTTCTATCCCGGCGTATACACGGTTGGGCCAACGGGTAATCAGCAGTTTCAGCCAATGGTCATTCCGGCTGGCTCTTATATTTCGGCTATCGTGTTTGATATCACAACGACGTTTACTGCCAGTGGGTCGCCTGCTTCGGCTACGCTGACCCTCAATGCGATTGGCGCTCCAAGTACTACTTACGCCACGGCTACGAATATTGTGACTCATACGGGAACAATCGNATCGTCTTGGACAGTTCAACGTAATCAGGTCGGTACGGGTTCGGGCTTTAGCGTTGCTACGGCAGGTGTTCCGTATTTCGTCAATACTGGCGCGACAGACACGATTCTTCAGGTGGTTCTTACGCTTGGTGCCGGTACTAGCCCAACGTGGACTGCCGGTGCTGGTTATCTTGGAATCAACTACACCATCCGTAACCCAGACGGTACGTGGTATCCGCAGACCGCGGCTTACCCGATTGCTAACCCGCCAACGATTACTTACTAAGTTAGGAGTAGTTAATGTCTACTCAAACAGACGTAAAGTGCGCCCATGCCAACGGTACTGGTCAGGCTTTAAACCTGACCGGTACGAGCATCCCCTTTGGGCGGCTTAAGGGGTATCAAATCTGTCCTAACGGAACCATTAGCGAAATTGCTNTATTTGATTCCGCTAGTTCACCGATTGGTACGACGGCTATTAGCACCTTAACGGGTACGATTGCTTCCGGTACTAACATTCTATCTTCTGTTACCGGTACGCCGGTTGTAGGAGCGTTCCTCTCCGGTACGGGTATTACCACGGGTACATACATCACGGCGGCACTTCCGGGGTCTACGTGGCAGCTTAGTCAAACTCAAGCCGCTGCCGTTACCGCTGTAACGATTACTCAATATCCGGCAACGGCTAACCCTATTCTGCAAGTTGATACGACAACCAATGCCGTGATTATTTCGACGATTCTCCCCGGTGAAGGGATTCGATTTAGTAACGGGTTGTACGTTATCACTTCGGCCAATGGAGCGACTGCCAGTCAACCGTTTATTAGTATGTCACTATTCTACGGGTAATCACATGACTGACCACGATAACTACGTCAAACATGGATTGGATATCCTTTCAGCACTAACGGCAGTGGGGACAATAACGAAAATGCTGCCAGAAGTAGCTGCATTATTTACCATCATATGGACAGGTATCCGAATCTGGGAATCTGATACGGTTCAGAAATGGGTGAACAGCAATGCCAAGTAAAAGTGCTAAACAACACAGCTTTATGGAAGCTATTGCGCATAATCCGTCCTTCGCCAAGAAGGCTGGGGTTCCTACATCTGTTGGAAAACATTTCCACGAAGCCGATAAAGGCAAAAAATTCAAAGAAGGCGGTCATATGAAACACGCAAACAAATTGCATGGCGAAGCTAAAGAAACTAAAGCCATTGCTCATGAAGAAATGAAAGCTCTAAAGCGTGGTCACGCGCCTAAGAAAATCATGGAGCATGAGAAAGCTGAGCATAAGGCTATGGGTTATAAGCACGGTGGTCGTATCGCACCACATCCAGCTAAAATAACTAAAGCAGAGACCAAGCAGAAAGGCTATGCGATGGCTGAATCTAGCGGTGGTCGTAAGGCTCCCCATAGCAAGAAGCAAGGTTTGGAAGGTGACACTCACCTGAAGGGCTTTGGTATGGGTAAGGGTCTGGGTCATGGTCGCACGGTAACTCGCGCTGCAACGCCAAAAGATGAGATGCCACGTAAGGGCTTTGCCATGAAGCATGGCGGTCATGTTAAGCATCACACGAAACACATGGCTCGTGGTGGTCATGCTGGTATGCACCGTCCGAAGATTAATCCTGCCGCTTTAGCCGCTATGATGGGTGCTGGCGCACCTCCGATGGGCGCACCTGCTGGCGCACCTCCAATGGCTAGTCCCGGTGGCCCTCCTCCAATGGGTGGCGCTCCGG